CTTTCTAGTTATATTTTCTTCTTACGTCTCACAAAGTCATCCCCCTCCTTCACAATCCACACCATACTACGCTCTCATCTAAAAAATCGTATCTCACTTCACCACACTCACCTCGCCCCTCCTTACAACTCCTCTATCCACGTCAGACCCACCGTCCCCGAATGCCCCAACCCTGCCGTCGCTTCTACCGACACCGTCAGGTACTCCCCCGGCATCAACTCTATCTGTTGACTCGACAAATCCGACCAAAATGACTGGTTCGACCGAACTGGCCGCGTGCTTATGATGTCCCCATTTCCCGTCACGCTCGTCGTCGTTGTCGACACACTCGCCAGTACACCATTCTCGCTCCACACCCGTGGTGACACTAAATCCACCGACTCCGTTCCTCCTCGATGCAGCCGCACATTTATAATCGCCACCGAAGAACCCTGATCAAACCCTGCCCCCAACGACACCAATCGCAACACCCCATTGTTCACTACTCCATTCTTTATCAGATCATTCCGCACCGACATCACATGTGTCACTGTACCCGCATCAAACGTCGACACCGATCCCTCCGTCCCCAAACTCGGCCCTAGATCCACACCCTCCCCCTGCGTAAAACTCCCTGCCGATGACACCAACATCTCTGTACTCGTTACCCCTATCGGGTCATTCCGACACTCGAAATACAGCGGCATCGACGGATTGTCCGTGTGCGGCGCCGTCGCTGTATTCGAATACTCTATCCGATCCACTGCAATCCACGCCCCCGTGGCCGGATTCGCCACCGAAAATGTTATCGCACCGTATCCTAGCCACTGAAACTCTATCTGGTACACGTTCCCCTTGCTTGGGTCCAGTGTAATCCCGCTCGGACCTGTCCCGTCCATCGCATCCAGACTCCACATTGAGCTCGAACGCCAGTTCTGATTCGCCGCCAAACCCCCCCGCTCCTCATTCGTCGTGTACGTTAGACCCGTTGCTCCTGCGGCGATATCGTATACTCCTCCCTGCACAGCCGCACGATCACTTACAAACCACACCGTCGCGCCCAATGCGTAGGCACTCCAACCTTGACCTACCCCACTGTAGTCGTGAAGAGCAATCTCTTGTGCCTGCTCCTCCACCGTCCCTAGCGCCGTCGTGGCTACTACCTCGCCATTCCCATCCAGGGTCACCGTGATGTTACCACCCAACGACAAACCCGTGATTGTGAATGTTTGGATATGCCGCCGACCCCCCTGCCGCCGCAGCGTGCTGAATTGTGTTCCGTCGTACCCGAAAAAATATCCATTCTCCTCATCTCCCAGTCCTGCAATCTGGCTGCTGTCAGCATCTGGTGTTCCAAAGGCGCATGCAAACCGACCCAAAGTTCCTGCCCCTGGGTGGTACCGCCCCACCCGTCGCGACTTCAATCGAGCAAATCCATTGTTCCCAGTACCACTTTCTACCTTCGCCTGAATGCCATCACTAGTGACCTGGGCACCTGCACCAAATTCATGAGTCTCCGAAAATCCCGCAATATCCACACCCACCCGAAAATTCAGCTGAGCAGTGGGTGTCATCTTCGCCGTCAGATTCTCACCAAATGCCGACTGTGGAGCGTTGGTCACAATGGCACCCGACGGACCCACTTGGATCGGCACCAGCGCACTTCCTGTGTCCCCATGGATCAGGCTGATTTGCGCCTTTGACGGATTCACTCCCCCTGCCACAGCTGTGGCGATCTTGGCGTTCATTGCGGTTACCTGAGCCCGGTTGGCATCGGCCAAGGTATTGGGGTTCAGGCTCTTCACAAATGATGCTCCGCTTTGAGACCGACTCATTGTAATGCCTTCCGAGATTATCCTACGTATGATTATGTTGGACAAACGCGATCCACCAATGTGTACCAAGGTCGTCGATTCAGCCATTGAGCGCTTGGTCAACCCACCCAAGCCCCGCAAGAAAACCGAAAAACAACTTTTTGCCAAGGTACCCCCATCATGCCCAGGCGCAAAGAGCAAATCAAAATGAAGCCCCGTCAGCGTTATTATGCAAAAAAAGTGTCCACCCCTACCCCCCGAGTTTAGTGTCGGCCCGGAAGGAAAACCACCTCCAAACAAATCCCGGGTCATATAAGCAAGCATGCGTCTGTTTCGTACCACTACGAGTGATTCCAAGGCACGTTTCGATGGAATCCTTGACGACGATATCGTTCTCAAGCCCGGCTCATCGATTGCCCTTCAGTCCTTGGCTATCGAGCAAAATGAATCCAGCATTGACCTTCGAGGTGATGCTGCGCGTGAGTTCACTTGGACCATTGCGGGTGGGAGTACTACCACCTCGGGTGATCAGCTCCCCGGCAAGGTCTACAACCTTGCGGATCAGAAGCAACTTCTCGAAGGCATCCGTAACGAGCTCAACACCTCCATCCTCTACAATCCGACGATTGATGCGGCAGCCTTTACTTCGGCAACCACGGCTGGTCCGCAGCAGATGGTTCTTGGCGCCGAATGGGATTGCTATGTTGAGCAAGACGGAACGCTGCGGATTCAATGGATCAAGGGTGACATTGGTCCACATGAGGCCGACTTTCTTACTAACCAGATTGGTACTGATATCACCAGCACTATTGTTGCGTCAAGCGAGGGCAATGATATTAGCGTCTGGGGCATTAAAAACGCTGTCCCCGCAACCAACTCGCGTCTTATGTGGCTTAAGGACTACGTCTGTCCTGGCTCGGGCTTCATTGAGTGTGTCTGCAACAAGGCCGACGTTGGCTCAGGCATTGTCGACGTTGAACGCAATGGGTTCTACCTGGGATTCTCTCGCACCGATCTTAGCAACTTCGAGCTTCCTCAGGGTCTCTCAACGGATGCTATTTTGGATTGGGTCGATGAGCTGATGGACTACGGAGTTGGTCTAGGCATTGACCAAACCACTGCCAACGTTACCTTCTTTGCCCAGTACATCGATGCCGACGGAAATTCCAAACGAGTGGCCGTCAATCAGGGCGCTATCGGCTCGGGTGTAACACCCAACTCTCATGACAACCCCCGCGTTCGGCTTGTGATCAGCCAAGGCAAGGTATACTTCTTGACAAATGACAACAACTCATTTTTTCCAGCGAGTCTGGAGATGTCCACGCCTTTGGATATGCCGACCGTAGAGGACGGGGCAACGTTGTGGCCTTTCGTGGTCTTTCACACGAACGAAGACCATCTAGAGATTGCTGAGCTTCAGGTCTCCATTTCGTCGATGCAACCTGGTCACGATCCTCAGTACATCCCGGCCGATGGCTGGCTCAGAGCCTACTGGCCGATTGTGCCTCGCGTGGAGCCCACTACTATGTCCCTCACCTTTCCCTCCAATGATTTCGCTGCCTACCTTGGGTACTCGGGTGTTTCTTATCCTGCTGCCGGCACCCTCCGGACCCTGACGTTCTTCGCCGACGCCGATGCCCGGTTCGGTCCTCGTATCAGTGCTCAGAATCTGATTGTCCTTTGTGAAAGTTTCGAACTGGATTCCTATGACACGACGGTGTCTGGGCGCAAGTCGATCCTGGCCGTTGCTCCCATTGAACGATCGAATATTGGCACTGCCTACATCCCGGGCACCGACATGTATGTTAGCATCAAGAACGTTGACGAGATTCCCTTCCGCAATCTCCGGTTCCGCATTGTTGATGGTGACTACAAGCCCGTCGATCTGTTCGGCACTGCTTCGTTGGTAGTGCTCATTCGGGGTCCAGATGAGTAATAAACTGTACAGACCTTTTCCTGGTCAAGAGTAGATGAGTGAAAACGAAATCTTCGAGAACGATGCAGTCAGCATCAAAGTAGAGCCCGACCAGTCTCCGGAGCCGCCAAAGCGGGCCAAGAAGGAGTTGACGGCGGAGCGCAAGGCGGAGCTTTTGGAGCGTCTGCGTAAGGGTAAGGAGAGGGCAAGGGCGAAGCGAGAGGCGGAGCGCAAGACGAAGCTAGAGGCGGCAGCGGCAAAGCAAGAGGATGGAAGGGTTAAGCCTGCAGCAGCACCTGAGGTGGGTAATGGGGTGCTCCTGAATGAAGTTCGAGCCATGCGCTCTGAGCTCAAGACTATGCGGGAGGAGAAGGCCGCGCGGCGCAAGGCCAAGGAGGCCAAGGCTAGGACCGTCTCATTCAAGACAGAAGACAAGCCAGTACCCAAGAACGACAGCCTCAGCGAGCCACAGGCAGCACCGTCAAAGCCGGCGCCAAAGGCGGCTTACAAGCCACCAGCTCCAGCTCAGCCGCGGTACGAGGAGCGTTGGGACGCCAGAACAAACAAGCTTGTACGCAAGCGTGTACGCTAGATACATCCACTTAAGTTATCTTGACAAAATAGTACGGATGGCTGAGCGGATTGAGGAGATGTTTGTCGAGGTTGGCGCAGCCTTCCAGAAAGAGCTGATAGAGCGAATGTTAGCTTTCATTCGCGATGAACGAAAACAGCGTTCGATGTGGGTAAAGGCGAAGCGTTGGTTGGCATCGATAAAGCATTGTAAGTGTGTATGCGGAGCAGCGGGGGTGGGTTGTGAGTGTGCGCGACCGGAGCCGCCAGAGGTAGTGCCGAAACGCTTGCGAGTTGTCCAGTCGAATTTACACGGTTGCACGAGGGTCGATTCTGCATCTGCACCAACGGACCTCGTTGTTCCAGGTGAAGCAAGCGAAAAGCCCAGTACAGCGCCGCAAGGGTTGCATTCCCGCCGCAAAAGCCAATACTCTATCGAATCACTTTTACACGAAGTAGTACAGGAGACACAGATCTAATAATCTGTTTTTAGCGCCTCCATGAGCCGCGCGTGTTTGGCTTCTACTCTTACCCCCAACCCGCGGGTTGATAGGGGATGCCGTAAATTTCAACGTTTCCTGCAGCGGCGGCGGCACCACCACCACGACCACCACCGCCACGACCGCCACGACCACCGCCACGACCACCGCCACGACCACCACGGCCGCTCCGACCACCGCTTCGACCAGCCTGCTTTCGTGTGAGAGTGCTGGTCGGTATCTTGGTCCGCTTCAGCACTTTCTTTGTCTTGGGCCTGGTTTTTGCCATTAGTACTGGATGGCAAAAAGCGGCGGCCATTTTATTAGTATTCTACCAGTGTCGCATTTTTGTTACACTGTCTCGTATTCATCATCAACGTACTTCCCCGGACCTTCATCCCACACGTAGGTGTCGTCGTGCTTTTCGGCATCGAAGATTTCCTCCTCTTCAAAGCTCACGCCTGCTTTGGTTTCCAGTGCGGTCTTCACCTTGTCCTGAGTGTCGTTAAGGCTCTCCAGCTCGACTGCGATGCTTTGGACCTCGAAGGTCAGCATCTGCACCTCCTCTCGCAGCGTCTTGTTCTCCTCGGCGATCTCCATGTTCGTCTGCACCAGTTCCTCCATCTGCTGGGTGAGACCCAGCAGCCGTTCGTCCATATCTTTATCACGCTTCCTTTGCCGTTCGGCCTGTTCTTGCATCAGCTCAACCATCTGCTGCAAGAGGGCCGTGTGGGTAGGATCGGCGGAGACTGCAAGAGGGGGAGGTGTGGGGTTGGGTTGCTTGGGCTTCGCTGCCTGCTTGGCTTTGGCTTTGGTGGAGCAGGCGAGGCACACTGAACGTCCTGTGGGGATGAAGGCCCACTGGGTGTTGTAGAGATCCTGTTCCTCATTCTGGTTTTGGAAATCCTCAGCGCCAAATCGAGTGCGGTGACAGCGTCCGCACTTGTATGCTGTGCCTGCGTCCTCCGTCTCACGCTGCCATGTGTAGAATGCCTCCCGGAAGTCGAGCCGGCCACTAGGCAATTCGAACATCAATCCTTGAGGCACGCCAGAGTCTTTTGCTTCCTGACTTTCATATGCGGCACGCAAACAGGTGCGGTGTTCTTGGAGGTCGTGGGTGCAGCGCCTTGGCATCTTTTTTATATGCCTAGATAATCTCTATGCTACTGTGGGTAGCAAGATCGCCAGTTGGAATCCCGGCCGGATCTTCCCTTCCCGGGGGAGGGAGGGGGGGTGGGTTATCGATCTTTGCAAATCGGGATCCTGATGGATCTTCAAACTGACTTGCTATCTTGATATCGTGCTACTTTTTCTGTCAGTGTCAATTACAGAACCAGACACCACCACCAACCACACTATTCACCCTCCCCCTCTTGCTCGGCAGAGGGCGGCGGCGGGGGGTCAGTGTCAGCGGGCGGTTTTTTTGGGTAGCGAGAGGCTTTGAGAGGCTTTGAGAGGCTTTGAGAGGCTTTGAGAGGCCGCGCATCCCGTCCGCAAATTGATTTGAACGGAAAACGCAGAAAGACGCAGACCATGGCAGCCATGTACCAGCACTCTAGCATCTACAAACTCTGCTGCAAGGATCCCAGCATAACTGACTGTTATGTTGGGAGCACATGCAACGTGCGGACACGGCGAGACAGGCATCGTCGGCGATGTGTGTATGAGAGCGAGAAAGGATATAATCTACGTCTCTACCAGTTCATACGCGCGCACGGGGGCTGGGACAACTGGACGATGGTTGTCCTTGAGGAGTTCAGTTGCGAAACGCGCGTTCAGCGCAACACGCGTGAGCACGAATGGTTCCAGCGCCTCCGCGATATTGCTACTCTCAATAGTTGCGTTCCTGGAGCGTTCGCTGTTGCTGGAAGCAAGGATCAGTATATGAAGGATCGGTACGCTGAAAAGCGAGATGAGTTGAACGCTAAGAGCAGAGCATATCACCACGCAAATAAGGATCGCATGAACTCGTTGTCGCGCCAATACCGCATTGACCACCACGACGAGGTGCGTGCCAAGGCAAACCAGCCCATCCCCTGCGATCACTGCGGGGAAGTCGTGGCGCGCGGTGGTATGTCCCGACACAAGCAAACCCAAAAATGTCAGCAGCGCAAAACAACCATCGAGCCACAGACTGAGTGCGATCTGTGCGGTGCTAGTGTCACGCGCTACAAACTCCCAAGGCACAAACAAACAAAAAAGTGCCTCGCAGCGCGTGAATCTCCTACCTGACTAGTACGAATATACATCAAATGAGCGCAGCCGCAGCACCAGCCCCCATGCGTAGCCTCGATGACCTCACCGCTGAGAACCCCCTGCTACTGCAAGGAGATTGTATTGAGTTGATGAAGACGCTGCCTGACAAGAGTGTGGATTTAGCGGTCTGCGACCTGCCATATGGTGAGCTAGACGTGGCGTGGGATAGGCCCATCGATCTTGCAGAGTTTTGGCGGCAGTTCAAGCGGGTGCGGCGGAGCAAAAAGACAGCGTGTATTCACTTTTGCTCTACCAAGTTTGGCTACACGCTCATCAAGTCGTGGGAGAAGGGGTACAAGATGGACATGGTCTGGAAGAAGCGCAACAAGACTGGGGGCTTGCAGAGCCGCTACCGACCGATGCGGAACCACGAGATGGTCTACTTTTTCTACGAACAGGCTCCGAAATACAACCGGGACAAGTACCACAAGCGAATTGGCAACCAGAATGTGGGCGGCGAAAAGAACGGGCACGGGTTTGACAGCAGCGGTCAAGCCAACTTTGGCGCTAACTCACACGAGCCACCAAACCCGCCGTCAGTGCTGGAGGAGGGCGAGACGGAGCAGGACGCTCAGCGGCGGATCGGTACCAAGGGCGGAGCGAGTGAGAAGGAGCATATATATACGGCAGAGCAGATCAAGCGGTACCGGGAAGAGCACGGCAAGTTCGATGTGCCGACCCCAGCGTCAGTGTTGGAGGAGACCGATGGAGTCTACGCCAAGGCGTTTGGTGGGGCTGGTTTCGGCTACGATGGAGAGCGGCACGGGTTTGATCCACAACTACCCTGTTCAATGTTTGAGAGTGGCAAAACTCCCATCGGTAAGCGCCATCACCAGACAGAAAAGCCTCAGGACATTTTGGAGTTCTTTCTCAAGTATTACTCGGACGAGGGCGATGTCGTGTTGGACCCGACGATGGGGTCGGGGTCAACTGGTGTTGCGTGTAAGAGGATGGGGCGCAAGTTCATCGGGATGGAGTTGACGGACAAGTATTACGCAGTGGCGCAGAAGCGGATTAGCGAACAAGCGGTGGAGCAAGAGGCAGCACAGGTTGTCTAACAGCGTGTCACCACACTCTTCGAGTTCCCGCGCCGTCAGGGGGTCAGTGTCAGCGGCGAGAGGCCAGACACAACTCACCACCACTCACCACCACTCACACCACTCAACGTCTGGCTCCGGGACAACTCAATGTGCTTAAGCTCTTTACAGTGTGGGTCGCATAAGAAGGTAGCACATCAACTTCCCGGGAAACCTGCCTCCTGGAGGGGGGGTGGGGGGTCCGGAGCAGATCCGTGAAATCGGAACCCCGATGGGGTTTTAAAACCAACTTGCTACCTTGCTACCTTTGCTACTATTTATCAGTGTCAATTAGAAAACAAAACTCACCACCACTCACACCATTCACCCTCACCCTCTTGCCTCTTGCCGTGGATGTGATTGCGCATTTGTTGGGTTCGATTGCTTAGACCTTCCTGCCTTTTGTTCGGGCTGACCGCTCAGTCCGCATGCCGGCTGCGCGGGCAGCCAAGTACTGGAGAGTGGGCACTCGACCTGGGCCGCGGGGTACCGATGGCTTAAACTGAGAGTTGACACTTCCCGCCGCCGTCGACGAGCGTCCGGAGTACGCGCCAACAACCTCGTACCCCGATGGGGTCAGCCCAGCGTTCGGAACGGATTGAGCACCGCGGCGCACTCCGTGCCACATCCCTGCGCGGCCAGCTGGTGGCGGTGGCGGCGGTGGCATCCGCATCTTCGGCTTTCGTCGAGGAGCGCTTGGGGTTCCAGAGTGCCGCCCAGCGGCCTTACGGACATGTGGTGCCTTCTTTGGCGCCGTTGCCTTCTTTCGTGGTGCTGCCTTCTTTCTCGCCATTGTACTGATCTAGTAAAAACCGGGGGGCGGTTTTTACAGCGCAGATAATCCGCGCTGTAAAACATATGATTGCGCATTTGTTGGGTTCGATTGCTTAGACCTTCCTGCCTTTTGTTCGGGCTGACTGCGCAGTCCGCATGCCGGCTGCGCGGGCAGCCAAGTACTGGAGAGATGGCACTCGACCTGGGCCGCGGGGTACCAATGGGCTAAACTGAGAGTTGACACTTCCCGCCGCCGTGCGTCCGGAGTGCGCGGGATCCACGTACCCCGATGGGGTCAGCTGAGCGTTCGGAACGGATTGAGCACCGCGGCGCACTCCGTGCCACATCCCTGCGCGGCCAGCTGGTGGCGGTGGCGGCGGTGGCATCCGCATCTTCGGCTTTCGTCGAGGAGCGCTTGGGGTTCCAGAGTGCCGCCCAGCGGCCTTACGGACATGTGGTGCCTTCTTTGGCGCCGTTGCCTTCTTTCGTGGTGCTGCCTTCTTTCTCGCCATTGTATTGATCTAGTAAAAACCGGGGGGCTGTTTTTTACAGCGCAGATAATCCGCGCTGTAAAACAATAATGGTCAAGGTTGGACGTTACAACTACGAGAAGAGCACACGTGCCGGCAAGAAGTTGATGACCAGTGTTCGTGGTAAGCCAGTACACTTCGGGGATGCTACCAGGGAGCATTACAAAGACAGAACGGGTCTGTGGTCTCACCTTGACCACGGTGACTCCAAACGTCGAGCAAACTATCTCGCACGCTCAGCAGGAATCCGAGACGGACAGGGGGGACTGACAAAGGACGATCCGAGCAGCCCGAACTGGCACTCCAGGCGTATCCTGTGGTGATCTCAAGATACTCATCCCTGCCCCTGGGTGGGCGGAGGAGATGCAGGGGATCTCGGGGGGTCTTGAGATCAGGCGATATATTATCCTACTATGCGACATTGCAGATAAATCACCAGCGAATGATGGGTGAATGAAACGTTGCAGCCTCGATGCGTTGCTCAATCTCGGGAGGAGTCAGCTCCGTGGTCGGTGTCTGCGTGAACAGGTAAGCCACGTGCGTGTGTGGTGACAACTTCTTAGTAATGAAGTTGCCACGAGCCACCAGCTTGTGAAACACCTTGCGCAATATCTCATTGTCTAGCGTCTTGAAATGCCAACGCAAAGTCGCACGCCATCGCGAGTACTGCAAAAACCGCAGTCGGGTCGCATCGCGGGACCACAGATAGACAAATGCCTCTTCCACCACCGCATCGATGTCGGGCGTGTCCGCCATGTCCTATCCATAGCCCTAGGCAATATCCGGTACTGCCCTCGACGCCCGAAGAACATTCAGGGTCGGACCCAACTCACACCTCAGCTCCTCCTCTCGCAGCCTTAATTCTGAAATGGTGGAGTACTCTACCCTCTCAATCTCAACCAGGCGCCAACAATCCATGCCACCATGCGCCCGGATGCACTCGTACAACGGATAATGGTATTTGGGGCGCCATTCCGTCTTGCTCTCGTAGCGATGCCGCTTCATGCGATCTTTGAGACGTTGAGTGGTGCTCCCAATGTACCAGTCATGCGTTTCATCCGACATCAGGGCATAGACCAAACCGATTGGCATATCTTAGCCTAGGCTGCGTTATATTCAAAAAGAATCTTGACGCAAGATAAGATACAAGGAAATGGCGGAATCAAGGCAGGAAGTGCAGGAGCTCAAAGCCAAACTGGAGCAAGTTCTGACCGAGTACCGGAGTGCCCATGGCATGTCAGTCAAGCCAGGGACGATCAAGACATATGTGCAGTCGGCATCAATGCTGATCCGCAGCGTAGGCGCCGAGGGCTGGGAAAAGCGCCGATGGGCAACCAAACATGAAAAGGCCATCGAGGCATACATCGATGGGCTGTCCAATGATGCAACACGCAAGACGGCACTTCAGAGCATCATTCAGGTGGGCACAGCCGTGCCCGCTGCCGCCCGAGTACTCAAAACATGGAACATCAAGTTCCGTCAACTCATGGCCGATCTCCAAGAGAAGGCCAAGGAGCAGAAGGCAACGACCAAGCAACAGCAGAACTGGGTGTCGCTGTCAGAGTTGCGGCGGGTGGTGCGAGGATATGAGCATACACTGAAGGAGGCTGGAGTACTCAATGGCCGCGGAGTACTCCCACGTCATCTCCAACCTGTCATGCTCAAATGGGTCGTAGGCTCCCTGTATGTCCTGGATGATGCCAATCCACCCCAACGTCTGGTGTATCGTGACACTCGGGTCATCAGCCGGCAGGCATACGCTGCGCTGTCAGAGCAGGACAAGGGTGAACACAACTACCTGGTGCGGATTTCACCCAAGACCAAGTTCATGTTCTCAATCGGTGACCACAAGACGTCGGGGAAGTATGGTGTGCTGAAGATTCCGGTGGGATCAAAACTGGCCAGAGTGCTCAAGATCTGGTTGGAGTACCACTCCGGTGACTATCTACTCTCTTCCTCTCCCCTCTTGCAGCCCGCCATGAGCAAGCTCGTTACCGAAACCTTTGCGCCCACAGGCAAGCGAATCGGCGCAAGCATGATCCGGCACATCGTCCTCACCACCCTCTTTCCAACCGAAGAGGTCAAGGCTCGAGCCCAGGTGGCACACGCCATGGGGCACAGCCTAGAGACCCAAGCCAAGTACTCACTGGATCTCACCGATGCCGGTGCAGCGAAGTCGGGATCTCCTTGAAATCACTAGTCTGGTAGAGGTAAGGGACGGAGAAGTTGATGGTCATGGTGTCGTGCGGACCATCGGTGTGAGCACGGACCATATCACGGAACTCCTTCTTAGTACCGAGGTAGTTGAAATCGGAATCCAGGAGGTCGAGCTGCTTGTTGGTCATCTGGCCGACGATGACGCCGGTGGCGTTCTCGCGTGCGGTAGTACTCAGCTGAGTGAGCTTTTGAACCAAAACAGCGGTGGAGATTAAGAACTTCCGACCATTGGCAAACAAGCGGTGAATCTGATCATTCTTCTTGGCAACAGCATTGAGATGGTTGCTGAACCCCAGATCGTCAAAAACGATGAGTGAGTTCTGCGGCCGACGCCTGTCGGCCACAGCATCGTTGTACTCCTCCACCAGGTGATCGTAGATGGCCTCGAGCGCTAACTCATCGTAGTTATCAAAAAGATTGCTCTCCGGAATGTCCAACTCATTAATGATGGTGTGCAACTTGGCATCACCATGAAGCGAACCACTGAAGATGTAGATGTTGGACGCATCGAAGTCTCCCCGGTACCAGGACGACCGAAGGAGCATGTTGGCCAGGTAGTTGGTCTTCCCCATCCCTGATTTGCCAACCATTAACAAGCGAAACGGCAGATTGAATAGCGGAGCCTTGTTGGTGGTAAACGAGTCGGTCTTGTCCTTGAGCTTGAGAACGCTCGGCATCTAGTACGTTGGTCGAGAATGCGCCAGCCCATTTCACACTCACACCTCCCCTCCTCTCTTGCTCACCAAATCCTGCCAAGGGAATCTCTTCTGTCTTGCTAATATGGCTACTGACCTCTACCGAGCGCTCAATCAGTCTCAACAAAACGCAGACTTGTCCTCGTACTTCAACTCGCTCGGCCAGGTTCCCGCCGAGGCAATGGAGCGCTGGCAGCACGAGAACGAAGAGGTTAACAAGCAAAACGAAATCCAAGAGGCTCTGCTATCCGCTGCCGGTGGGCCCTTTGTCGAACACGGCGTGGGCGAAGGCACAAGGGGTATCGTGCAAATGGTGAAGCGCAAGATCGTTGGGTACGCCAAGGACAAGGCCAAGAAAGCTCTCATAGACAATGGCCTTGACGCCGACACCGCCGACAAGCTGGTGGAAGGCAAGATAAACCCCAGCGAAGCCATCGAAAAGGCACGCGAGAGCCTCGGGGGTAATGTTGACGCTCTTAAGGAGGTCATCGGCAAGTACACCAACCAGGCCAAGCAAGCAGTCAACCAGGCTGGCGATGGCCTCCGAGATGCAGCCAATCGTGCCAGAGCTGTCGCAGACGATGCCGCCGATGCTGCTGACGATGCCGCTGATGCCGCGCGAGCTGCCGGTGCCGACCCTGCTGAGGGCGCACCCGGAGTTGCCAGAGCAGCAGCAGACGATGCCGCGCGCGCAGCCGATGCTGCCGAGGCGGCCGTTCCTGACCCTGTTGACAATCCTCTCGCTCGGGGCATGGTGGATGCTATCGATCCCGACGGAAACCCAGTCGCAGCCGCCGCCCGGGAAATGCCCGATGCCGCCGCCGAGGCCGCCGATGAGTTCGCCGACCGCGTCGCTGGCACCGTGGCGGAAGGAGGGTACACCCGTGCTGGTCTACTCAACGAGCTCAACCTTGCGGAGGACCCGCTCTTTTCCATGCCCAAAAGACTCCAACAAGCGGGGAGCTTTAGCCGCGGACTGTTTGAGCGGCCCCCCCCGCCCCCCGAGCCCGCCACCGAGCCCCTGCCCGAATTTCCCTTCCCCGAGGTTCCCTACTCAAGCCCTCAGGAGATGGAGGCCGCTGACCGCCGGGCCGCCATCCAAGAGGCTCTGGATGTGGATCGACGAGTGCGCGAGGGTGAACCACAGCCCGGGGGTGAACCACAGCCCGGGGGTGAACCCGAGGCCCGCGCTGTCGACAATCCTGCCGCCGATGAGCACGGCGATGATGGCGCACCGCCCGAGCCACGCGAAGTGCATGGCGATGGTACTCCCGCAGATGCCGACCCCGGCGCTGCCGCTGGCGCAGAAGCCGGCGAGGGCGCAGCCGCAGAAGCCGGCGAGGACGCAGCCGCAACTGCGGCTACCACCGCCGCCACCACCACCTCCGAGGTCTTGGACGTCGGCGCAGCTGCTCAAGGATTTGCTGATCCTATTTCGGATATCCTGGCGTTTGGTCTCGGTCTTGGACTTATGGCGGCTGGTGACGCTGCCAAGAAGCAAGCCCCTCCACCACCCAAGCCGCCACGTGCCGTGAACCCAAGCAGTGTCATCGGAGTCTAATGCTTTTGTTGAAAGCCTTCCACTAACAAAACACACAAAAACATTGTGCGGGCCAAGGACAATGGCGGACAAGTATATTCAAATTCCGGCGCAGGAAGGCGGCCCTTTCTCAGACACTGTAAACATCGTCAATTTCACCATCCCATCTGGGGCAGTCTATGACCTGTACGACTCGTTTGTGACTTTCAAAGCGAACCTTGTGACCCCGACCGATACCAGCACGGACTACTCAGGGGCAGCTCTCCCCGGCTGTGTGTACCAGGTCGGCCTCAAACAGTCAGCCACTGGCACGCACTGTCTCAACGCCTCGCTGGTCAAGAACGCGTCGATGCGGTGCCAGGCCCGCGGTCAACTCGAGAACGTTCGTCGGGTCGATCAGATTCAGGATGCACTCAGCACCCTTGATGTCGGTCTGCGTGAGAACCACTCGTGGGCCTACCTGTCGGCCAACACCCTTGCCGACCTCAATGGCTTTCAGCACTACGGCGTGTTCACTCTGACCCAAAAGACCGGCGCTACTGCATCATCATACAAGGAGGCTCAGATTCAGATCCGGCTTGGTGATCTTCTCGACCTATGCAATACGCGCGCTTTTGATGCCCGTCGGCTCGGCGAGACCACCATCCGCATGGAGATGAACTTTAATCTGTTCGAGCCCTACGTGCTTGGGGAGCAGGTGGTGCCCCCAGGCGTTAGTAACTGCAATGACATTGCGCCATTTGCGGCCGTAGGTAGCGTGACCCAGTTAGTGACCACCGCCTCGGCACCACGGACGGCGGCCGGCAACCGTGGTATCCGCTCGCTTCGGGACTCGCCATTCTGGGTAGGAGCCAAGATCCAAGTCACCACCGCCACTGTGGTTGCCGCCGCGCCGGCTATCCAAGGCCAAGACTTTCGCGTCACTAGCATCGCAGTCTCTGATACCGGCGCAATCACCATCGGCATCTTCCCCCCCATTCCTATGCTTGCCAATGACGGCTACACCGGCATCACAGTGAGCGTGCTCGGTAATGGCACCAAGGTGACATTGAACGGCATTGACTGGAACACGGCCGAGGTGACGCTCAAGCAGCTCGGCGCTCCTCCCCCGATCGACATGCCAATGGACCTTGTGTACTCAACCTGGAGCACTATTCAGGATGTGGGTCCCACTAACGTCACGTCGTTCCAACGGGCCTACGACATCCCGGCCGATGCGGACGGCGTTGTTGTCTGCTTCCCCGAAAGCGCCACGGGCGGAATCGCTAGTATCAATCAGAACATCGATAGTTACCGATTACGGTGCAATCATGTGGACCTGACCGATCGCGACGTCGCAGTCGACAGCCCACTGTACTATGACCGCATGGCGGCGGGTCTTGGCGCCATGGGCTTCCAGGTGCGCAACCTCTCGCAGAACACAGGTAATTCCAACACCGTGGGCTCGATGGATGTCATCACCGGAACGGCCGCCGACAAGAAGACGTACATCGTGAGCAAGTTGCCACAAACGGCCATGCCCAAGTCTCTTCAGCTTAATGCTGAACTTAGCGGGAACCAGATTGGCGCTCTGAGCATCTTCGCTCATCGTCCCCGTCGCATTTCACTCTAAGCGTGCGGGCGTTCAAACTCGCAAAAAGATCTCAGATTATTTGACAAGTACTAGGCAATGGCAAAGGCTCTTGTTCTTCACTCGGCGGATCCACAGAACGTCAAGTCAAGCTACACGGCGGGAGACAACGTGGACTTTCTCATGAGCATGCCAGGCCGAAGCCTCGAGTTTGGGTCAGTGCGGCTTGAGGGCGTCATCGAAGTTAAGATTAACAACAACGCAATGCCTACCACGGCCAATTTCATCGATTGTGTCTTTCTGGATCAGTTCGTCGGCGCACACGGGTTCATTAACAGCATCCAGACCCAGATCGCCGGAAGTCAGGTGGAGAACATCCAGAACTACCCCCGCTGGGTGAAGATGAAGACGACGGCCACCGAGAGCCAGACTTCGATGATGAACTCGCAGAACACCTGTGAGCTCAAACAGCCTAACGTGGACCTCACACGCCAGGTGCTAGCTGGCGAGCAGCTCCAGAGTCCGGTGACGGGGGCCGCAAATGCCTCACCTAACAAGCTCCTCCCCGACTTCTCACTCAAGCCGGACTGTGTGCTCAATGCGGCCAGCGGCCTTATGCCGTACCGCAAGAGCGGTGATATTCGCCTCACATTCAACTTGGAAGAGCTCGCCCAGGCGTGCTGGGGCAAAGACTGGTCCGCGACTGATTGCACCTATGCTCTTACTGAACTCCGGCTGACCTGGCGGTCTGTGCCCGATCAGGGTCCGCAGTTCGATCAGGCCATTGCCATGCGGCGTCTGGTCTCGGTCAAGCAGACCTTTGATTCGTCCAGCGCACACCTCAGCATGCGCGTGCCGGCAGTCTGCCAGGCGCTCCACGCATCGTTTTTCCGAACGGCAGATGAGGGCAATTCAGTTCTCAACACTCTCGAACTTCAGCAGATTCCCGGTCTGAACAATGTTCAGTTTACCTACAATGACTCCACCAACGCCCTCATCTCCTACCGTCTGACGGACAATGTGCAGTGGATCGGGCGGTATCTCGAGTCGTTCCGCGATCCTCGCAACGGCACCAACGCTGCGACCCTGACCAACATCTACTCGAACGATGTGTCAGGTCTGGGGCTTGACTTTGGTGGTCCGATCGATCTGTCGAGCAACAAGCTCTCCATCCAGATCGACAGCGGGATCGCCGAATCGTACACGTGTTATATGTACTTCAGCAGCTTTTTCATTATGTAAGCAGCCAATCACTCCCCCTTCTCTTGCCATTAAAATCCGAAAAAAACGACACGCAAAGTAATCCCTAAGCAAACCAATGAGCGTCAAGAACTCGATTCCGTACGTAAGTCGCATCATCGATCCAAGGTTTGACAGGAGCGGTCTGCGCTCTGAGTTCCGTCTAGAGCCAGATACCTGCTACTACGCTGATTTTCGTCTTGCCAACATTGGTTTTTCGAGCGCATCGGGTGCGACGGCATACAACTCGCTGCTTGGCGCCGAAGTGCCGATAAAGTCGATCGCTCTGCTTGACGGGGGTACTGTGATTGAGTCAGTTCCAAACTTCCATGCATGGCGTCCGATCCAGAAGGTCAACGCCCCGAATGATGTGAACATCAGTATGGGCCGTCCGCTGTCGCACAACGGGCTTGGGTTCGCCAGTAACGATGACATGAACTATGAGAGCGGCGCCGGAACATACGGCGGATCTCAGAACGTTTCTATCGTCAACCCGCCGGGCAATGCAGTGGGAACGACAGATGCAACTACGAAGAAGGCGTGGATTTCGCTCAAGGAGTTGTTTGGGTCGTTGCGGGCGATGAGCCTCGTGCCGACCAACGTCTTTCAGGAGCTTCGGGTTGTGGTTGAGTACTCGACCTCAACCAAGCTCGTAGCCAACAACACAAAGACCGATCTGCAGACGTCGCTGCCGCAACTCTACGCTGATGAGTTGTCGGCATCGATGATTAAGCAGAACGCCATGGCCACGTTCCAGGGGATCCGGTACCTGGCTGTGGAGCACGACAGTTTCGGATTGCCGGCGATTGCGGGCATGACTGATGTGCCGGGCAATCAGACGATTGCGGCAACAATCAACCAGAAGCTCAAGGGTTTCAATGGCAAGTACATGCGAGATCTGATCCTGAAGTTCACGCCGACGACGCCACAGGTGACTGGAGGTGGTGATAACCGGCTCTACGGTCAGCTTGGTTCGCAAGCGCTTTGGGACTCGACGATTCAGGTGCGGGTCAACGGTCAGAACGTGTTGCCTCGGAGCGGAATGCGGGGATCGATGCGGCAGCTTGCGTGCCTGACCGACACTCTGGGACCGTGCAACATCCTGTGGGCGCAGGCCACTGTGGGACCCAAGAACACGCTGGCTGTGCAGCCGATCCAGGATACTGTGGGGCAGATGTCCCTGTTCGGAGTGGATATTGAGGAGTTGATCGAGGATCTCCAGGTGACCGTGACCCGGTCGGGTGTGTATGGCAACGCTGATCTGAGCGCACGTATTGTTGTGGACTGCTTTGGTCGTGTGCCCAAGGCTGTGGTGGTTGGCAAGGACGGCCGATATTCGGTAGTCTATGAGCAGACAACATAAGTGAGAAATGGTACACAAAAAGTCGGTAAGAAGAATACAATGGCGGATGCTTTGATCGAACTTCGGCAAGCGGATCGCGACGATCCGAGCAAAGAGGTTGATGGAGAGTACTCAATCACCCTCAATGACCCCATCGCCATCATGAATGGAGACACAGTTGCTGTGCGCAATGTGTATCTGGACACGGAGGCCTCAGCCGATGCGAAGATCCACATTGATCAGGATCTGACGCTGACGATGCAAAACGGATTTTACTATCAGATGATTCGTGGCGATCAGCAGGACAACACGACATTGGCAACTGCGGGGTACGTAGCGGATGCAGGCAAGGAGTTTGTGGATGGTAGGACATATGTGATGTGCACGCCAGCGGATACGGGAGCGGGGAACTACTACCTAGATTCCATGGAATTGTACAACGAGGGAGATAGCGGGCAGCCGCCGTGGAAACCGACATCTCGGGACAGCGGCGGCGACGGCAACCATACTACTTTTTGGTGGCAGTGCACATTGCTGTACAAGCATGTGGGGGATCCGCCAGGGCCACCATTTCGGGAGTACCCGCTGCTGGTGAGTGGAGCAGATGGGAATAGGGTATGGAATGGTCAATCCCCAATCGATGGCGAGTGGGAGTATACGTTGGGGTCAACGCCAATGACAGAGAATTTTTCATACGATCCGACAGCGGATATCACGGTGGACTATGGTCCAAATGGTGGTGTGCAGACGCAGAAGGGTCTGCTGATCGCCGCGAATTCATTTGTTATTGCGCCGGGTTCGCCGAACGGTGCTGACACGATTCAGTTGACCTTCATGGAGACCGGTCCAAAGTACAATCTGAAATTTATTCAGTTCGGGAAGCATTTTTCATCGACTATCACTCTGGCAGTGAACACAACTTATCCGGCAGGAAATGATACGTATGCGCCGTATACACGATCGGTGAATTTCACACTGGAAGCGGGAGACTATACGCCGTCGGAGTTGACGACACGGATCAATCGGAACATTCAGGGGAACAACACAACTGATTTTACGAACCCAATAGTCAATAGCAACTTTTTGATTCAGTACAACATCGATGACTATCCGGGGACGGTGTTTGT